AGCCAAGACTCGTAAGCTGCAAGCTCGTTGGACATTTGAAAGTGCCCAAGACGCTCAAGCCATGCACGGTATCGACGTTGAAGCTGAAATCATGGCCGCTCTGGCACAAGAAATCACAGCTGAAATCGACCAAGAGATCCTGCTGAGCCTGCGCACACTGGCTGCTACTGAGTTCACATACAACCAAGCTACTGTTTCCGGTACTGCTACATTCGTTGGTGACGAACACGCTGCTCTAGCTGTTCTGATCAACCGTGTTGCTAACCTGATTGCACAGCGCACACGTCGTGGCGCAGGTAACTGGGCTGTTGTTTCTTCAGCTGCTCTGACTGTTCTGCAGTCTGCAACAACTTCTGCTTTTGCTCGCACTACAGAAGGCACCTTCGAAGCTCCCACAAACACCAAGTTTGTTGGAACACTGAACGGCGCAATGCGTGTGTTTGTTGACAGCTATGCTGCTGACACCACTCCTGTGCTGGTTGGTTACAAAGGTTCAAGCGAGGCTGATGCCGCAGCATTCTACTGCCCATACATTCCTCTAATGAGCTCTGGTGTTGTGCTTGATCCCACAACCTTCGAACCAGTCGTAAGCTTTATGACCCGTTATGGTTACATCGAGCTTACCAACACCGCAAGCAGCTTCGGTAACGCAGCTGACTACTTGGGTGAGATCGCTGTTTCGAACCTGTCTTTCAGCTAATCCAAATAGGATTACTAAAGCACAAAAAGGCCCTTCGGGGCCTTTTTTGTTGAGTCAACTGGTCATAAAAATGCTCGCACATCCAGTTTGGTCAATTCAGGAGAGGTGCGGGCCAGATAATATAAGTTTAACGACCTTTGATATTGCTTAGTAAATTGATATTTAACATAACTGTGGCAATTGGACACAGGTTTACATTATACGCTGTTTATATGTCATGGGTTATTAAAAAGAACATCTTGTTATAAATAAAATTAACGTAATTCTGCGTTTTATGCGGATACCACCGCGTAGTGGCTAGAACCCACATCGGACTTCTATAAGGAGAAAACAAATGGGACGTCCTCTCAAAATTCAAAAATACGGCACTGCTCAAGGTATCACCTACGGTGATGCAGGTGCACTAAATCAACCCGCTGCTGGCGTGCCAGTGGATCAAGGCTATCCAAACTTTGGTAGCTTGACAGATCCAGTTTATAATTCTGCTGACACATTGAATAGCAATCAATTTTATGGTGTAGTTGGTGGTGCAAAAAGTTCTGCACTAAGCGCAACTTTTCCAATTGTAAAATGCGAAGTAAACATCACCAACAGTTACAGTGGCCAAACACCTGGTGTAATTCTGCGTCAAAAAGGCAGTCACAAGTATTTGGTAGCTACCACTGCCAGTATTGATCCTGCCAACGCTGTAGCAGGTGTAGCACTGCGTATCACAGCAGTTGGTGACACTAACTGGACTGCAATGGGATTGTCGGGCACTGCTGCCATTGGCACAATTTTTACTCCTACTGCTGCTGCTGGTGCAGGCACTTCGGGCACAGCTCAAGAAGTTGGTGTTTGCGTGCTAACTAGTGATTTAACTCCAACAGCCGGATTGATGAGCATCAGTTACTTTACCGGTGACTCAACTGAAGTTGCTATCTCCAAGCTGACCAACAAGTATCTGTTGAACTGGAGCACTTTCCAGAATGCTGCTGGCGATTCGTTGACTACCTATGCAGATGGTGGCAACAACGTAGGTCCAGTTGTTTACTCAGGCGAAGGCCAATACTTGAGCAACTTCTTCACAGACGAAGGAACTGCTACCAAGAGTGGATCCGAAGACAATTCGACTCTTGCCTTGGCAATCGTGGAAAACTACACTTCTTAATTGTAATTTTTCCCAAGACAAAAACCTTCCAGCTATATACTGGGAGGTTTTTTAATGAGCATAGCATTTGTTTTGGGTAACGGACAAAGCCGCAATGGCATGCCGTTGCACGACTTAAAAAAGTTTGGTTCTGTTTATGGATGCAATGCCTTGGTCAGAGATTTCACGCCCGATGTGCTAGTGGCTACCGATCGTCCCATTGCTGCACACATTGAATCAACAGATTATGCAAAAAACAACAAATTTTATACTCGGCGTCCTGGACCAGGTTCTGGTGCATTGATCATACCCAAACCCTATTTTGGCTATAGTTCAGGACCAGTTGCAGTGGCCTTGGCAGCACTGGAGCAGCACAAAAAAATATACATGTTGGGATTTGACATGGGCCCAACTGAAAATAAAAAATTCAACAATTTGTATGCTGGCACAGAATTTTACAAAGAAACAGGGTCTAGCCCAACTTACACCGGAAACTGGATCAAACAAATACAACACATTTGTCGTGAATTTTCAGAAACCAAGTTTGTTAGAGTATGTGGGAAAGCCACGGCAAGATTAACAGAACTTGACGGCATTCGAAATATGGAACACCTGTCACTGGAACGCTTTGTAGAGCGGATAAATAATGTGAAGGATCTTTAAATGGCAACCGTAAAAACAACCAGTGGTGACTACACAATCAATGTTGGGCCCTATGATTCAGGCAACGCAACATGGGCCGGGACCATGAGTGTCAACGGTAACTTAAATGTTGCCGGTAATATTACCTATGTCACTGATATTGCAGTCAATGATGCATTTATCATTGTTGCTGCCAACAATACTGGCACTGTGTCTGACATGGGTCTGGTTGCAACCAAAGGAACTGGTAGTTATGCAGGTTTGAGATTTGATGTTGCTGCCAATACATGGCAAGTCAGCAGCAGTGTTAATATTGATGGATCACCGGTTGCTGCTTATGCCAGTATTGCAACTGGTAATGCCACTGTGTCGGGCGCCAATACACAAATTCAATTCAATGATAGCGGAAGTTTTGGTGCCACTGCTAATTTAACTTTTAACAAAGCTCTCAATGTGCTGACCCTGCAAGGATCTCAAACATTGGGCAACATAGGAACTCCCCCAAGCTCTGTAGCCAATTCAGTGGTAATCTACAACAATGCCACAGGACCCGGTGGGTCAGGATTGTATGCAATCACCAGTGCCACCAATGATGAATTAGTTGCTTACAACAAAGCCAAATTGTTGAGCATCATACTTTAAGGAATATCAATGTCAATTTCAACTGCAAACGTAACAACCTCAACTGCCAATGCTTATGTGAGCTCGGGCAACACTGCCGTGACATTTTTGAGTTTAGCAAACTACAGTGTTTCAAACGTCACTGCCAACGTGTATGTTGTGCCCAGTGGAAATACTGTGGGCAATCTAAACATTGTAGTGGCCAACATTCAAATTACCACACAAGATACCTATCAGTTCTATGCTGGCAATGAAAAACTCATACTGGCCAGCGGTGATTCTATTCAAATCAACTCCAGTGCCAACAGCTCTATTGCCGCAGTTGTAAGCTTTACATCTATCTAATGGGATACTTTTTAAAGAATCGTCAACTACAAAGTGGCAGCTCAGGAATCGTTATACCTGTTGGCAGCAGTGCCACACGACCTGATGCTCCTGTGTTTGGACTGATTCGATACAACACAGACACTGGATACGTTGAATATTTCAACGGCAGTATTTTTCAAAGTTTGGCCGCAGCAGGCGGAATCAGTTACACAGTTGACAGTTTCACAGGTGATGGCAGCACCACTAATTTTACCATGAGCGAGTCAGAAGCTGCTGCCGACGACGTGATTGTTTTTATTGGCAGCTTGTATCAAATTCCCACAACCAACTATACTGTGTCGGGCTTCAGCATTAACTTTACTTCTGCTCCTCCCAATGGCGTTCCCATCAACGTCATACACAGCAATTGATCAACTAAATACCCTGTTCGGGTAAAATATGACAATAAGTTATCTCACAGGTCCAATGCTGAATTCCACCCTCAACAGGGGTGGAATCGATTTGACCATTACCAATGCCAATGTATCCATTGGTAATATAACCATTGCCAACGTGGGAAATGTCAACGCTGGAAATGTCAATATCAACAACTTGGCAAATCCCAATCAAAATCAAGATGCTGCCACAAAATACTATGTTGATCAAGTGGCTGGCAATGGAATCAGCAATATTGGAAATTTGACAGTTAGTAATACTACAATTACTACTGTAACTGCTAATGCCAATATCAATATTGATCCCAACGGAACCGGCACATTTCAAATCATAGGCACCAATGGCTTTGTTATCCCCATTGGCAACGTAGCCCAACGTCCTGTGTCTCCCAGCGAAGGCACCTTGAGATTCAACAACGATTACGACAGACTTGAATACTATGATGGCACAGAATGGGATGTAGTGGCCGGTGGCATCACCAATCAGACCATAACCACAGCCAACGGTGTTACTACCATTTTTACGTTGGATCGCGACTCAACAACTGCTGCAACATTGATCATGCTCAACGGTATTGTGCAGTTGCCAACCACTGCTTACAGCGTGTCTGGCAACACACTGACCTTTACGCAAGCACCCGAAACAAACGATATTATAGACATTCGC